GCAGCATGAGGCCGAAGAATTCACATTTTCGAGATGGGCTGTCGAGGAAATGCTGAATCAGGTCTGGGATCATCCGTGGACACTGGCGTCAGATACGATCGAGCAATTTGCACTCAAGCTGAAGGTGTATGCCATCACATCCAAAACGGAAAAACAAAGACGGATATTTGACATCGCCGCCGAAACCGCATGGGAATTGCTCGACGACATCAAGGAGGTAGAGCGTTAATGATTGAGTTTATGCTCTTTTCGGTATTCCTGATTATCCTTGGCATCGGCGGATTTATCGCCGATTATATTTTCCCTCACATCGGTCCGCTCCAGCGATACATCGACAGGCTGCCTATGCTGGAGGACTATGAAGATGCTGACGAAGAAACTGATATTTTATGGGAGGAGAAGGCATCGTGAACAAACAAACCATCGCCAATACCCTGAAAGCGGTGCAAAAGGCGGTCAAGAAGCACAGTCCTGAGATCCTGACGGGCATTGGCATTGCCGGCATGATCGTCACAACGGTGACCGCGGTCAGGGCCACGCCCAAGGCGCTGCGGCTTGTGGACGAGAAGGAGATCAAGGACGGCAAACGCCTGACCTCCTCCGAAATCGTCAAGACCACCTGGAAATGCTACATTCCATCTGCCGTTACCGGCGTGTGCTCCGCCGCCTGCATCATTGGGGCAAGTTCCATCAGCGCACGGCGCAACGCTGCCCTCGTTACGGCCTATACGATCTCCGAAACTGCCTTGAAGGAGTACAAGGAAAAGGCGGTTGAGGTTGTCGGCGAGAAGAAGGAGCAGGCCATCCGGGATGCGGTCGCCAAAGAAAAGCTGGAAAAGGCCCATGTTGAGAGCCGTGAGTTCATCCCCACCGGCAGGGGAGAAACGCCCTGCTTTGACCCGCTAACCAACACCTGTTTCAAATCGGACATTGAAGCCATCCGAAAGGCGGAAAACAATCTGAACAGGCGGCTTCGCGATGAACTGAGGATCACTGTCAATGAGTTCTTGCAGGAAATCGGCCTTGAACCCTGCGACGACTCAATCGGAGAAACGATGGGCTGGGATATTGACAAAGGCTACATCGACCTGGACTTCAGTTCGCAGTTAGTAAATGGTGTCCCCTATCTGGTCATTGGGCATCACACTCCGCCGATATATCTCGGCTGGTAACATCCGCAAAAATTGCATCTCCTATTATGGAGAACCATCTACGGAAATTTATATTTTAAGGAGGATTTCACAATGGAAGACATGAACGCGAGAGTGATGGAGAACGAGGAAATCGAGGAAGTCACCGAGGTCGAGGAGGCCTCCGACAGCGGTAACGCTGGCGCACTGGTTGCGGGAATCGTTGGCGGGTTCCTCGCTTACGCCGTTATTGGCGGGGCGAAGAAGCTGCGGGGATTCGTTGAGACCAAGTGGGCTGCGCATAAGGCTGCGGAGCGCGCCAAGGCTGATGTGGTGGACGCCGAGTTCACGGAAGTCGAAGACGGCGCGGAGGATTCCAAGGAAAACCCTGAGGGATAAACAACCAAAAGGGTTCACCAGAGGGAGAGTACCTATAACAGGTGCTTTCCCTTTTTCATTTTTGGAAAGGAGAAAATCTATGAAAGTTTTTTTGAAAAGCGCCCTGCTGTTTACCGGCGGCGTTGTGTTCGGCGAGGTGGCAGCCATGAGAGCCGTGCTCAAGGCGATGCACAGCAGAGACCATATGACGAAGGATGATTCGTTGATATTTGAGAGCAAGAGCGATGCAGACCAAGTTCTTGAAGGCTTGTACGATATCATCGAAACATATGGCATCGCATCAATGGCCGATTTGTATGATCTGGCCGGCTTGACGAGCAAAAATTTCAGTGACACACGTTTGGGGTGGTCCGACCTCGATTCTGCCATGGTCGTCCGTTGCCGTCACGGATATTTGCTCAAACTCCCGAGTCCAATCACCATCAAATAACACGAAGGAGGAGACAGAATGGCAGAATACCCCAACAATTCTCACAGCGCACGGGAAAAGTCGGATGCTGCCGGTACGCCTGATAAGAAGCTGGAAAAGGTGGTTACCGGCGCGGCGAAGACCCGTAAGAAAAGCGAGGTCCGAAAATTCGCCAACATCTTTGTCCCCGAGGATACGGAGAATGTCAAAAGTTATATTTTGACGGATGTCATCATCCCGGGGATCAAGAACGCGATCGCTGATGTGGTCAGCATCATGCTCTTTGGCGACTCGGGCCGTATCGGCTCCAAAAAGGATGGCCGTTCCCGGATCGAATATCAGAAGTTTTACGACGACAGGCGCGATGACCGACGAGAGTACGGACGGCCCCGTGCCGTTGGATTTGACTACGACGACATTGTATTTGAGTCCCGCGGCGACGCCGATCTGGTATTGGATCAGCTGGAATCGGCCATTGCCAACTATGGCATTGCGTCGGTCGCCGATCTCTATGATCTGGCGGGCATCACCTGCCGCAACTATACGGCGAACCGGTACGGCTGGACGGATATTCAGTCGGCCAAGGTCGTCCGCGTTCGGGAGGGTTACATTTTGCAGCTGCCGAGAGCGGTTCAAATCGGTTAAAAGGAGGCGCGAACCATGCACGGATACCCAATTTCCTGTGGCTACAAGGGCCTGGTCGACGGTAAGTGGATGCTGTTCGCCACCGAGGCCGAATACCACGAATATGTAAGGGAGATGGAGAAATGAAGAGATCCGACATCCTCCAGAAGGCCGAGCAGTGTGTCTGCGGCCAGCGGGAGCAGGATTACGGCTCCCCCGAAAACAACTTCCAAGTGATTGCTGACTTCTGGACAGTCTACAAGGGCGTCAAGTTCACCGCTACAGATGTGGCTATGATGATGGCGCTGTTAAAGGTTGCCCGTATCCGCTCCGGCACTGGGACGGAGGACAGCTTTGTGGACCTGGCCGGTTACGCGGCCTGCGGCGGCGAGATTGCCACCGAAATTCCTGCCCAGTGTGCTTGCGAAGCGTCAAATTCTATCCATTAAAGAAAGGACATTTCATCATGAAAAAGAATGAACTCGTGAAGTCTGTGAGTCTGACATTCAACAAGATCGGCTTCCAGCTTCAGAAGAAGAGCCCCGAGATCCTGGTCGCCGTCGGTGTGGTCGGTGTGGTCGTAAGCACCGTCATGGCCTGTAAGGCTACCACCAAGGCCGGCAAGATTGCCGAAGAAACCAGCAATGACCTCGATGACATCCATACCGCTGAGGAAACCGGCGTGACAAAGGCCGGTGAAACCTATACCAAGGATGACGCCCGTTCCGATCTCACACAGGTCTATGTTCACACCGGCGTCCAGTACGCCAAGCTCTATGCCCCTGCTGTTGTGATGGGCGCGGCCTCCATCACCTGCATTCTCACCAGCCACAGAATTCTGAGAAAGCGCAATGTCGCTCTCGCAGCGGCCTACGCAACTCTGGACAAGTCCTTCAAGGACTATCGCGGCCGTGTTATCGAGCGCTTCGGCGAGCAGGTCGAGAAGGAGCTTCGCTACAACATCAAGGCCAAGGAGATCGAAACCACCGTCGTGGATGAAAAGGGCAAGGAGAAGAAAGTCAAAGAAACCGTGGATGTTGCCGCCGAGGGCTGGGACCCGTCCAAGTACAGCCAGTATGCCCGCATCTTTGACGAGAGCCATCCGGCATATATGAAGGATGCCGAGCAGAACAAATACTATCTAATGGCTCTCCAGTCCCAGGCAAACGACCGGCTCAAAGCCCGCGGGCATCTGTTCCTCAACGAGGTCTATGAGATGTTGGGGTTCGAGCTGACCAAGGCCGGCACCGTGGTCGGCTGGATCTATGACCCGAAGGAGCCCATGGGCGACAACTTCGTGGACTTCGGTATGTTCGAGGTGTGCCGCGAGAAGGCCGTGGACTTCGTGAACGGCTATGAGCGGTCTTTCATCCTGGATTTCAACGTCGTGGGCGACATTACGGACGCTCTCGCCACGCACCAGACCCTGTAAGTTCTGAGCCATGAAGAAGTTTATATTTTTCATACTGACCGCCATGATACTCCTTACGGGGGTATCCTACTCTACCCAGCCGGTATCCGCTCCCGAACCGCCGGATACATACGAGCCCATGTTTACCAGCGTCAAAGAATCCGCAGAGCATTATGTGCCCGCCCCCCCCCTCGCCTCGGAAACTGCTGCGAAGCCGGAAGAAACGATGGAACCCGAAGAGCCGCTGGCCTCGGAGGAGGACATTGAATTGCTCGCTCTGCTTGCCATGGCCGAGGCTGAGGGAGAGAGCGAAGAGGGCCAAAGGCTTGTCATTGATGTGGTTCTTAACCGAGTCGATGACCCTCGCTTTCCTGATACGATTTACGAGGTCGTCTATCAGGAGAACCAATTCTCCGGCATGTACGGAGAACGCATCACCCGCTGCTATGTGATGGACGAGCTGGTTCAGCTGGCACGGGAGGAATTGGAGAATAGGACGAATTACGATGTTGTATTTTTCCGAACTAAACACTACCATTCCTACGGCGTCCCGATGTTCCAAGTCGGGGCGCATTACTTTTCAAGCTATGATTAAAGGAGGAACACATCATGAAAAAGTATCTCAGGGCCTTGTTGTCTTACACCCTGGCAACCGTTTCGGGCCTGTGCCTGGTCAGCGGCGTTACCATCCTGTCGAGCGGGAGGTAATGGGCATGGAAGGTTTTGCAAATCTGGTGTCCATGCTGGACTATGCGGTCAACACCAGACGGAAACGCCATATCACCGGCGGGCTCCTGATTAGCGCGGCGCTGCTTTTCGGGGGCCTCGCCATCACGGTGATGAGCGTCAAGGACGAGGAGGACGAGTATGATGCGTAAACTTGCTACGATGCTCGCGTTCCTTACCGGAGCCGCTGTCGGCGGAGCGTCTGTCTGGTACATCCTCAAGGAGCAGTATTCCGAGATCTCCGAGCAGGAGATTGCCTCGGCCAAGGATGCCTTTCACATCCGTGAGGAAAAGCTGCTGGAGGAGATCGCCTCCCTCAAGGAGCAGCTTACCGACAAGTTTGAAGAGGATGATGCTCCTCAAACGGTGCTGGCGGCAAGCAGGAACCAGGAGAAGGGCGACCTCGCCGAGTACGCCAGGAGGGTTCGTCCCGGCAAGGAGTATACGCAATACTCCCAGACTGTTGTACCGAAGACGCCGACTCACACCGTTGAGGCGCCTTATGTCATTGATCCGCCTGAATTTGGCGGGTTGGACGGGTACACGCTTATCAGCCTGTACTACTTCGACGACGGCATCTTGTCCGATGACAATGGAATTATCATCGACGATCCGGAGGAAATTGTCGGTGATGCTCTGGAGCACCTCGACGAAGAGGATGACGCCATTTATGTGCGAAGCGACCCCAAGCGCTGTGACTATGAGATCCTCAGAGATCTTCGCAGCTATGCGGAATTTCGCACCACACTTCCTCCGAAAATTTGAAAAGGAGGTCTAACTTTTGACCCGGGATGAACTGATTGACCAGTATTTTGACTGGATGTATCAGCTCGTGGTCGATGACCGATATTCTAACAAGTCCTATCGTAAGCTGTTCGCCAGGCTGTATGATACGGAATTCAAATACACGATTCCGATGGACGGCAACCGGGCCGAAGACGGCATCGACCTTAGATATCGGTTCGGTCGCGAGCGTTCTTACAGTGACGCCATGGTTGCTTGCTGTTTGGGTGACCGTTCGTGCAGCATTTTGGAGATGATGATCGCCCTTTCCATCCGTTGCGAGGAGCATATCATGGACGACCCCGATGTCGGCAACCGCACCGGGCAGTGGTTCTGGAGTATGCTGGTAAGCCTCGGCCTCGGCTCTATGGACGACCGCAAGTTCGATAGATATTTTGTCGATCGGACGCTGGAGCGGTTCCTTGACCGAGGGTACGAACGGAATGGCGAGGGCGGCCTCTTCACCGTCAACAATGGCCATGATATGCGGCAAACCGAAATCTGGTATCAGATGAACTACTATCTGCGCGAAATCATTAAGGAAGGGAGCATTTGACATGAGCAAACAGGGAAGGTTCGTGGACATCCACACGCTGGATGACCTGACGACCCTTGTAAATCACAACTTTCGGGCGTTTGATAAGCGTGTTGGAAAGCTCGCCCGCAGGAACCGGACTGCCACAGTCTTTGCTGTGGCGGCCATCGGCTGCGCGGTTCTGTCTGAGATGGAACGCCGGAAGCAGGAAGAGCAAATCTATCAGCTTACCGTCAGAGTGAAGAAGCTGGAACGCAGTGAAGGAGAGTAAACGACCCAATGCTGGACTTCTTGATGATTTCAACGCGCAGCGGGAAACGCGGCATCATCGAGATCTATCCCAAGTTTATCATCAAGAAAAGCAACGACCTCATGATAAGAGGCGGAGATTTCTACGCAATATGGATTGAAGAACGGGGATTATGGTCGACTGATGAACAGGATGCGGTCGACTTGATCGACCGTGAGCTGGATCGATACGCAGAAGAAAACCGCACGCGATTTGACGACAATGTGCGTGTCCTGCATATGTGGGACGCCGAGACTGGCATGATCGACTCCTGGCACAAGTATTGCCAGAAGCAGATGAAAGACCAGTTCCACATGCTTGATGAAAAACTGATATTCTCCAACACCAAGGCCGGCAAGCGTGACTATGCCAGCAAATCTTTGGAGTACCCTCTGGAGCCCGGAGATACGCCGGCATGGGACAAGCTGGTTTCCACCTTGTATGCTCCGGAGGAACGCCATAAGATCGAATGGTGCGTCGGCTCCATCGTCACCGGCGACTCCAAGAGGCTGCAAAAGTTTATGGTGCTCTATGGCCCGGCGGGTTCCGGCAAATCCACGGTGCTGAACATCATCCAGCAGCTTTTCAAGGGGTACTACTCCGTGTTTGACGCCAAGGCCCTCGGCTCGTCCAGCAACGCATTTGCACTGGAGGCATTCCGGTCGAACCCGCTGGTGGCCATCCAGCACGACGGTGACCTCTCCCGCATTGAGGACAACACCCGGATCAACAGTCTGGTATCCCACGAGACAATGCTGGTGAATGAGAAGTTCAAGGCTAACTATGCCAACCAGTTCAAGTGTTTCCTCTTTATGGGCACCAACAAGCCGGTAAAGATCACGGACGCCAAATCGGGCATCATCCGAAGACTGATCGATGTGACGCCGACAGGCGATAAAGTCCCGCCCACAGAGTACCGGACATTGACCAAGCAGATCCCCTTTGAACTCGGCGGCATCGCCTATCACTGCCAGGAGGTCTATCTGGAGAACCCGGACTACTATGACGAGTATATTCCAATTGCCATGATGGGGGCATCCAACGACTTCTATAACTTCATCGTGGACTCCTACCATGTGTTCAAGCAGGACGACGGCGTTTCGCTGAAGTCTGCCTGGGAGATGTATAAGACCTACTGTGACGACGCCAAGGTGCCATATCCCGTGTCCCGCATGATATTTAAGGAGGAGCTGAAGAACTACTTCCGAAGCTATGAGGAACGGTTCAGCATGGGTGACGGCACTCGTGTTCGGAACTACTACAGCGGGTTTCGGACGGAGAAATTCGAGGAGCAGACGCCGGAGGAAAAGGAAACCTTCACAGCTGATGCTCCTCCGCATCCCACCATCAATTTCGTGGAGGGGCAGCCTTCTGTCTTCGACAGCG